TTCAAGCAGCAGAAAAGTCTATCCAAGCACCTATTGCTATTCCGCAAGATGTACAGGAACTAGCACTTGGTCCTGATGCAATTATGCGTTCTGCTAATCCGCAAGGTATCCGCCGTGTTCCATTAGAACTTCCACCTGGAGTCTTTACAGAATCTGGCGTTCTAGAGCGAGAACTACGTTTAGGTTCACGCTATCCAGAAGTTCGTAGCGGTAATGTTGATGCTTCAATCATTACAGGTCGCGGAGTGCAAGCCCTACAAGCTGGCTTTGATACTCAAGTTCGTGCAGCACAAGCGCAGTTTGCAAGACTATTCACCGAGCTAGTATCTCTCTGCTTTGAGGTGGATGAGAAAATCTTTGGCAATATGACCAAGGAAATCAAGGGAGTAGATGATGGTACTCCGTTTAATATGAAGTATGTACCAAGTCGTCAGATTGCTGGCGAGTATGGTGTAGATGTTCGCTACGGCATTATGTCTGGTATGAATCCAAACAATGCCATTATTGCTTTACTACAGATGCGAAGCGACAAACTTGTATCAAGAGATTATGTACGCAGAGAAATTCCTATGGAGCTAAATGTTACTCAAGAAGAACAGCGTGTGGATATTGAAGAGATGCGTGATTCTTTGCGTGTTGCTGTTGCTCAGTATGCTCAGACCATTCCAGCACTTGCAGCCCAAGGTCAAGATCCTTCTCAGATTGTTTCTAGAATCGCCGAGGTTATTAAGGGTCGCCAAAAAGGTAAACAACTTGAGACGATAGTTGAAGAAGTATTTGCTCCAGAGCCAGCTCCAGAAGTCCCAACAGAAATGATGGGCGAACAAGTTCCAGCAGCAGGTATGGCCCCCGTTCCTGCCTCGCAGCCAACTCAAGAACAAATGGGTGCGGCCCCTGCTGCTGGCTCTCGTCCAGATATTGCTACATTACTCGCATCTATTGCAGGGTAGGGAGGTGTAAAATGAAAAAAGGTGGTCGTGCAAAGGCTCCAATGGCAAAGCCAACTGAGGGCAAGAAGGATATGAAGAAGCCAGGCGGCAAAGTCGAATTTGGCTATGCTGGCAAAGCTCGTAAAGGCAAGAAGGCTTAGTTTTATAGTGAGAGGATAGAGCGTGGATAAAGATAAAGATTTCGTACCACGCTCTGTCACTCTCGCAGATTTCTTTGTAGTTATATCAGGTTTCTTTGTAAATATAGTCCGAGCTGTAGAGATGCTCGCATCAGAACTTTTAGATTTAGCAGTGTATAACGCAAATAGAACAACAAAGGTTTCCAGAGTATGGGAACAGTTCACATCAGATTTAGAGAAGATGGAGGATCCAAATGGCTAAGCAACCAATGAACCCGTTGGCTGGAGCCGCAGGTCCTGGAATGTACTCTACAAGAACAGATAATCTTAATTTTCAATCAACAGAATATGGTTCAGGTATTGAGAACGCCGCAAATCTTTCAGGCGGTCCACTAGCTAAGACTCCAGATGTGCGTGCAACATCTCGTAGCGAGATGGGTATGGCACCAAGTCAGATTACTCCATTGTATGCTCCATCAGAGCGTGCTGATGAACCGATTACTGCAGGTATTGCAATGGGTGAAGGTCCAGGGCCAGAGGCTTTAGGTATGAATCAACCATCTGTTGATACAGATGCAGACCGTCAAAGAATGCTTTCTTATCTTCCAGCATTAGAAACTATTGCCCAGTCTCCTTCATCATCGCAATCATTTAGAAACTATGTAAGGCTTCTCAGGGCTAATCTTTTATGAATGAACGCGAAATAGCGCAACGTATTTATGCAGAGCTGCAGAAAAAAAATAATCCATCTGCTTTTGACACAATGGGTGCTTTTAATCAGCTATACAATCAAAACAAAGTAAACTCATTATCTGTTCCCTTGGATGTATCTAAGGCGTTGAATTCAACAGATAGAAAAGAATTTATTGATGCTTACAATAATCAACAAAAATACCGTACTCAAAAACAAAAAGAACCTGGTTTCTGGGGTAAGATTTTTAATGGTTTAGAAACTGCCTATAATTTATCTGCTCAAGCTGTATCTTTTGGTTTATTACTTAGCGATGAAAGTAACCCTTTATTTGCAGGTAAAGGTATTGACCCAAACCAAATTCGTAATTCTTGGGAGAAGGCACGTACGGTTTCACCTGGTCGTGCATTTATTAAGACTTTTGTCGGTGAACCAATAAACCTTGTTGAAGATGCTATCAATGCTGTAACCTTTGGTAAAAGTGGTGATAAAGCCGATAAGTTTATCCAAGACCATTTACTGTTTGCTGCTAATGATTTTAATGTTTATGACAAAGAGCAATCCGAAAAAGCATTTCGTGAACAAAACATTGGACGTTTCTCGTCTTTTACAACAGATTTCATAGCACGCTTTGTTATTGATCCTACTATTATCGTAGGTAAGGCTGTTAAATTAGCTAGAGCAGCGCAATTTGCTGTGCGTGGTACAGGCGAATTAAAAGCAGCACTTGCTGGTGAACAAACTGGTAAACGTGCAGAGCGCGTTAAAGCAACATTTGAAAACTTCCTAGAGAAGACAGATGGAATGAATTCAGCAGATTTATTCCGAGTAAAGGCTATCCGTGAGTCGGGTAATCCTGCTACTTTAGCAGATGTTCTAGGTGAAGCAAATTTAATTGATGATGTTGTAGCCCGTCACAAAGCTAAAGCCGATATCTTGCAATGGGCTATGGGTGATGCTACAGCAGTTAAGAGTCTTATTGATACTCAACAAGACATTGCTATTAAAATTGCAAACTTATCAGATGAAGTATATGAAGCTACCTTTTTAGGTAGGTCTGTAGATGATGCTGGTAGACTTACTATGGATCTTGTTAATCAAGGAGAAAACCTTGATAAAAATAGGATGCTTGCACAGACTCTACAAAAAGAATTAGATGATACCTACAAGAAATTAGACCTTGCAGGAACTCTTAGTCCAAATGCTCTTCCTAATTACGGTCTATTAACTGATGCTCGTAGATTTTTTACGAATCAAATGCTTACTCTTGATAACTCTTCCTTTATTGGAAAAAAGTTTGTAGATTTAAGAAATGGTGCTGCGGGTCCAATAGTGCGTTTTGCTACAGGTTTTGCCTATAAGCGTCCTCGTGGCTGGATTGACTTTACAGATAACCAATCTGTACAGACTTTAGATAATATGCTTAGTAGAGTCCGTAATTTCTCTGACAAGCAACGTAAAGTTTATGCTACAAAACTTCAAGCATTAAAAAGTCAATTAACTACTACTACAAATCCAGACGATGTTAAATCCATAAATACTCAAATTTCTCGTATAGAGGCAGATCTAAAGCAAGCTGAATTTACAGTAGAAAAACGGAATGAACTATTTGATAGATATACTTCTGCTGCTGACCCAGATGCTAGAGCAACAGCCTATCAACAGATAGAAGAAGAAGTTTTTAATACCATAGCCCGTCAATTTGGTTTTTCTAATACCGAAGATGTTCGTGCAGCATATAGAAAATATGCTAATGCCCGCGAGAGCGCACGTAATATGATAAAAGAACGCGCTTATACTGGAGCAACAACTAAGCTTCCTTCAGGTCAAGTAGTCCCAGCAGGCGCTAAAGTGACCCCAATCGAAGGTATGGATGGATTACAGCACGTTATCCCGCTACCTTTGAATGAATCACAGTTGGTTCGTCAGCTTCCAACCCTTGATGTTGACCAGATGTATAACTCTTTGATGAAATTTACCAGAGCACAACGTGGTGGAGCCTTTGAGTTTGCTGTTAAAAATCAAAATAAATTTGTAAATATCGCAGATGGTTTAGATTCTTTACTTAAGTTTGAGGTTTTAGCGCGTCTGGGTTACCCAATCCGTAACGTAACTGAAGGTTACTTGCGTATTATGACTACTGTTGGGCCAATGGCTATTATGAACCGCGTAGCTTATGGGCTAGGAGCTGCTGGTCGCAACATTATCAACGCAAAATTCAAAGATGCCTCTGTTGATGATGTATTTAAGTGGAGTAACTCTGTAAAACTAGAAACAAAGCGCGAAGAATTATTAGCTTTGATGAATGTTGCAGATGATCC